ATACTTCTTCAATGTGCGGTGGAATATCTTTTTGCATATACTTCTTCAATGTGCGGTGGAATATCTTTTTGCATATACTTCTTCAATGTGCGGTGGAATATCTTTTTGCATATACTTCCCTTTTACTTTTCCAAATATCAGCCCAAATCTTAGCCTTTGTGTCCCGGCAAAGTCAAGAAAAAAGTGCTTTTTTGAGGGTTTTTGAGCATATGCTCACTTAAATTACACCGATTGACTAAAAATTTTGTACAAAAGAAGAAAGTACTTAATTTGGTCATGATGCCGGTGCAACAGGTGATGCCTGTATATATAATAATATCAAAGAATTACTATAGATGCACCATGCATCACTTCTCTTTTCTCTCCCACAAATAAAAGACGGAAAAGATTTGAAAAAATGCCCTATATACTGATGCAGTGATGCACTAAGCACTTGGCCGTTTAATTTTTTTGACAAAAAGAAAAAACCATGATACAATAATAATAGATGGTGAAGAATTAATGCCATGATTCTTCTTCCATCGGGAACAAAGCAATGCCTTATGTTCTCCTTTCGTTATGGGGAAGCATTTCAAAACTTAGTTTTTTGAGTGCTTCCCTTTTCACATTTGATTTTAAGGGGGTTAAATGATGCTTTGCTATAAATGCCATATACAGCCTGTTGATGTTTTAAAGCACAAACTATGCATAACATGTCACAGAAGGGAGGCTTATAGAAAAGAGTTAAACTTAAAAGAAAAACCATGGATAGAACTACTCACTTATCCCACCATTGAATCATTCGAAGAAAACACAGAGCATATAGTAGACAACATATTCTATGACTTCGCAAGAGCAGCAATCATTTTAATAATACCAAACAAAGATTATTACAGCATACATGCTGAGAAAATATGGCGTATGCACCAAATGGCTCAAGCAGATAAAGCAATTTTTGAAGTAAGAGACATAAACGGAAATTGGATTTCTACACAGCACCATTTTCTTGACAACACAAAAGTATTATAAATCTAACGAAAGGAGAAAACATATCATGGCAAAAGAAAAAATAAAGACTGTTGTGCATGAGCAACAAAACGGCAAAAGTACAATCACCAATAAACCTCTCCCCAAAGACGTAAAGAAATTAGACACGCATAGAAAAGTTCCAAGGATGCATGGTGGAACTTACACTCCCGAAAATACCATCGTAGATACCCCAGTAACACACATGAAAGTACACTCTATCTTTAGAGAAAGAGAAGTAGAGCTTGCAGAATTAAAAATGCTTGTTGATGCAAGAAGGAAGTTGATTCAAACGAAAGTGCGTCTTTTTAATCAACTGCTTGGCCTTGAAAGGGATGTTGACCAATTAGATAAAGATGATGTTGAATATTATAATGCTGCTTTGGACATGGTAGATAAAAGAATACGAAAGAAAACAGCTATTGTATCGAAGTACATTCAAAAAATGCACCATCCTATTGCAGAGTCAATGCTTGAAATTCATGGATGCGGCCCCATTACAATAGCTGAATGCCTTGTATATTTAGACCCATATAAAGCCGACTACCCTTCTTCTTTTGTCGCTTATGCAGGATTGCATAAACCGGCACATGAGAGAAGAAAGAAAAACACTATTAACGATGATGGGCATACGGTTTTAAGATGTTCGCTTTGGAATTTTGCAAATGTGCAAGTACGGCAAAACGGGCCATATAGAATTGACTATGACAGATGCAAAACTCGTTTAGAAAAGAGCAAAGCGTATACTTTGACCTATAAGACAGGGGAAACAGGATTGCACAAAGAAAATTGGCTTAGAGACTCAAATAATCTAAATGAACAAGCATCGAAAAGAAATCCACGACGATTTATTGAATCAATCAAGGGCAATAAAACCAAACTGAATGAAGCAAACCACAAAAATAATTCATGTTGAATCATTGCAATGAAAGGGGGTGAGGCTATGCGTTTTCCTGAGTATATTACATTGTACCGATTCAGCAGACCGAATGAAACAATACAAATAGTAAATGGGCTTGTGCCAGTTATTGAATGGTTAAAGAGTGAAGTAGATAGAATAAAAGCAAATCCTAAAAGAGAAGCATATATTATAAAAGACAGATACGGAAGATATTCAATAAAAGTAAATTGTATTGCAATTGGTAATTGGCACAAAGTAAATGGAGAATGGCGAGAAAGAAGATGAAAACTAAACCAATGGCACATCAGGACAAAGTTTGGCAACACAGTAAAGCAGAACCGTTTTATGCGCTTTTCTGGCAACAAGGCACAGGGAAGACAAAAACGGCGATTGATACAGCATGTTACCTTCACGGCAAAAAAGAAATCAATGCCGTTTGCGTAATAGCCCCAAATGGTGTGCATCATGCATGGACATTGAAAGAACTTCCAAAGCACAACTGGACAAAAAGCCTTTATCTTTCATGGGAAGGTCTAAATACCATAAAGAAGCAAAAAGCTATGCGCTGGTTTATGGATCATAAAACAAACTCCCTTAAATGGTTTACTATCAACATTGAAGCACTCAACACCAAAAATGGCTATACTACTGTTTTATATATGCTGCGTAAACATAAGACATTGTTGATAGTAGATGAGTCAAGCAGGATTAAAAATCAAAAAGCAAAATGGACAAAGAACATTTTATCATTAAGCAATCTTGCCTTCTACAAAAGAATACTTTCCGGTACACCACTGACAAAAAATATTCTTGATCTGTACTCACAGTATAATTTTCTTTCACCATCAATATTAGGCTTTACCAGTTTTTACGCATTTAAAGCACATCATTGCCAAGTGATAAAGCAAACGGCAAAAATAAAAACAAAGGATGGGAAAGAAAAGCAATGGGAATATGAGAAGATAGTGGGATTTTTGCATACAGATGCTTTGATTGAAAAAATTCAACCATTTACTTCAAGAGTTTTAAAAAAAGAAGTTCTTGATCTACCTGATAAAATAAGACAAACATATTATTTTGATTTAACAGCAAAGCAAAAAAAGTATTATAAATCAATGAAGGATGATATGTTTGTATTATTTGGTGTTGATGAAGAAAAAGATTTCGATAAAGAAATTGAAAGACTTCTTGCAAACCCTGATAAAGTAGCAAGTGCTTCAATAAAGCTTACTGCTGTAATGCGACTAAGGCAAATAACACAAGGCTTTGTAAGAACAGAATCAGGTGAAGATATACAGATAGAAGAAGAAATTCCAAAGCTTAATGGGCTTATTGATGATCTTCAAAATTTTGAAGAAAAAACAATCATATGGACACCGTTCACTTTTGATGTTGATTTAATAATAAAAGAACTTTCAAAAGTATTCGGCAAAAGCTCAATAGCAAGATATGATGGGAAAATTAAAGAGAAGCAAAGAACTAAAACAAGAGCAGCATTTTATAGTAAAAAAGATCCATGGATACTTGTTGCAAAACCATCAGTGGGTGGCACCGGTATTGATGAATTTAAAATTGCCTCTAATATTTACTACTATGGGAGTGATTACAATGCAGAGTATAGATGGCAAAGTGAAGACAGGACACACAGGATAGGCATTAGCCAATCACCTATATATAAAGATTTTGTTTGCAGAGGCACAATAGATGAAAAAATTATTAGAAATATTCAGGAGAAAAAGAAAACAGAAGAAAAAACAATTAATACCCTTAGAGACTGTTAAAAATTCTGTTGAAGGTTTTGTAAGTAAATATAATGAATTTCCAGATGTTATTTATGTGCCTGATGAAAATAATTTGGAGCATTTATCTTTTAAATGCAGAAATATATTTTTTGTAATAAAAGACGAATCATTGCCACACAACATGTTTAAATTAGCAGCATTAGGTATGGGAGACAAGAAAAATGCAAATTGACTTTGAAAAAGATGCTGAAACAATAAAAGAAAATATATCCAAAAGTGATCTTGGTGAAATAGCGTTATTGGCAAAACAACAACTGCAGTTAGAAGAAAAAATTGCAATGCTGAATGATGAATTAAAAAAAGCAAAAGATGATTTGCGGGTTATTCAAGAAAATGATTTACCATCAGCAATGGATAAATATGGGTTGGCAAAAGTAATGCTTGAAACAGGAGAAACAATTACTATTAAAAGTGATGTTTACTTGTTTATCGCAAAGGAGAACAAAGAGAAATGTTTTAATTTTCTAAGAAGAAAAAACCTTGATCATATTATCAAGAATAAGTTTGAAATAGCATTTGGCAAAGGTGAAGACACACATGCTGAAAGGCTTTTGAAGATGCTAAAAAAAGATAAACGATTATCTGAACTACCTTTTAGTCTTAGCTCCACAATTCATCCACAAACATTAAAGGCGACTATCAAAGAAATGATAGAGAAAGGAGTAGTTTTCCCGAAGTACTTTAGCGTACACTATGCTAAAAAGTCCATCATAAAGTAAGGGGGTGAAATCATGAGTTTACCATTAATTTTAGTACTTCAATTTGTCGGTGTGGCGTTAATGTTTTTCGGCGGTATTGTGAGTTATTCTTCTGATACAACATCACCGGCATTAGTTATTGGTATAGTGTTAATTGTTATAGGCGGTATTGGATACCGTAAAAGAAACAAAAACAAAGAGCACTTAATAGTAAAGGGGTAAAGCAAAATGACACCGAAACAAAAAGAAAAGCACATTGCGTCTATCATTAAAACAATGCAGAAAATAAATGCAGATTTTGGAGAACTTAAAGAAACTGTAACTGCTTTGAACAAGGTTATGCGCTCATTTATAAAGGAGAACAAGTAAAATGAAAGAAGGCACAAGGGTAATACTTGATTACTATTCACATACAAATAGAAAGGAGAACATAACCAATGGCTAAGAAAAAAACTAAAAACCAAGTACCAGCAAAAAAGAGCAACAATCTACCTGCTGTTACCTTTGAAAGTGACTCCGGGCGTGGTTTTGAAGGTGCTGACAAAGAATCTTTTGCTATTCCATTTTTAAGCATTATTCAAGGACTATCTCCACAGCTAAAGAAAAATAAAACCGAATATATAAAGGATGCTGCTGAAGGAGATATCTTTAATAATGTGACACAAGAATTGTTTGATAAATGTGAAGTAATCCCTGTTTACTATGATAGAAAGTTTATTGAATGGATACCACGCAAACAAGGCGGTGGCCTTGTGCAAATATATGATTGCGCTGAAGGCAAAGCACTTGTAGCAGAAGCAGAGATAATTGATTTTGTGCCTTACTTGTCTAACGGGCATGAAATAAGAGACACAAGAATGCATTATGTAGTACTTCTGCCAAATTTTGAATATTGTGTTATTCCCATGCAATCAACACAGTTGAAAAAATCCCGTAAGTGGATGTCTATTATGAGCAACATAAAATTCACCGGCACAAAAGGAAAGTACACTCCACCGATGTATGCAAATGTTTTTGAATTGACCACTGGTGAGGAGTCAAATGAAAAAGGTGATTGGTATGGATGGGTAATAAATAGACTAAGAGTAGTGAACAGCGAAGAGTATGCAGCAGCAAAAGATTTTTATAAGATGATAGGCAGTGGTGCGGTACAAGCTGATTTTGAAAAAATCCAAAGTGAAGAAGATGAAGATGTGATGTTTTAAGGTGCATAGCCATGACAAAAAAGTCTTTGCTCCGATTTGTGAAGTTATTCACAGGATTGCAAAGAGCATATGGCATATACACCGAAACTACCTTCAATAAGAAAAAGAAAAAAATTGAGGGGTATGGTAACACTGTATCAGACCGGTTAAGCAAAGTTCAGTATGAAAACCACTTAACCGGTCTGCACTCTTTAGGTGTAGTACCGATTACAGATAATGCTAAATGCTCTTTTGCAGTAATAGATATTGATAAGTATAATCTTAACTACACAAATGTAGAAAAAAGAATTGCAGATATCCCTTGTGTATTATGCAGAAGTAAATCTGGTGGCTTGCATGTTTACTTCTTTTTTAAAAAACCAATAGATGCTGCTAAAGTCAGAAAGAAGCTTAAACAAATAGCAGTATCTATTGGTTTTCCTACCGCTGAAATTTTCCCAAAGCAATCAAGACTTGGAAGTCCTGAAGATCCAACATCAAAAGGATCTTGGATAAATCTTCCTTATCAAAATTCGGAGAATACTACAAGATATGCTATCGTAAATAATGAGCAATTGACTTTAGACCAATTTTTGAATTATGCGGAACATAATGTTATATCACAAACAGAATTTTTAAAATTAGAGGTAAAATCAAAAGAGCATTTTTTAGATGGCCCATACTGCTTGCAAATGCTTTCGTATGAACCACTTGAAGAATACCGAAACAACTACATGTTTAATGTTGGCATATACTGTAAAGCGAAGTATGGAGACAATTGGATTGATGAAGTAGTCAAATTAAATAACGAGCTTTGCGGCCCACCAATAAAGTCAACTGAATTACGCCAAAGCGTAATATCTTCATTGAGCAGAGCGCAATATAAATACTTGTGCGAACAAGAACCGCTTGCAAGTAACTGCAAAAAAGAAGAATGCCTGTTGCGTGAATTTGGTGTATCATCTAGTGAACCGGTGCCATTAAAAATTCATTCATTGACCAGGTTGGATGTTATACCCCCAAAATGGTTCTTGTCAATAGAAGATCAAAGAGTAGAAATAACCACTGATGTTCTACTATCACAAAACTCATTTAGAAAAATGTGTGTTGAAAAGCTGCTTTGCCTACCTCCAAAAATAAAGCCTACAGATTGGGATGGCTTGATCAGAAAAGTACTTGAAGAAACTGAAATAGTTGACGTTCCATATGATGCTACACCAGCAGGACAAATTGAAGGGTACATTGAAAATTATTTATCAACAAGGCCATATGCACAAAGAAGAGAAGAAATTGCTTTCGGCAAGCCATGGATAGAAGATGGATATGTGTATTTTAGATCACAGGAGTTTATAAAATACTTGCAGCAACAAAAAGTTAACATGTCAGTAAATGAGCTATGGACAATACTACATGGGCTTAATGCGAAACAAAAGCAAATAAAAATACAGTATAGAAATTACAGACTTTGGGGAGTACCAGAAATAAATACAGAACCAATAGAAATAAATGTTGAGGAAAGTGAAAATGATTTCTAATTTAAAGGCTTTAAAACTAATAGATGGCACTTTATATTTTAAGGAAGATTTTCAAGAATACTTTACTATGCCCGCATGGGAAATATCAGATAAATATTTTATAATAAGATCTTTTATTTCTTCAACAGATGCAAAATATATTGTAATATTACCAAATGATGTAAAACAGGCAAGAATATTTGTGCCAATGACAGCTGTTTCACAATTCTTTGTTAAGGAGAATAAAAATGATGATGGATGATCAATCAATGATTGATAAGATAAGATTTATAATGACAAGAGACAGGATATTATTCACAAAAGACAATTACTATATGGCCCCAACACTCTATGTTAATAAAAAAGACCACAGGGTAATTTATATAAAAGAATTTTCTTTTGCAAATGTTTTTGGTGAAAGATATATTAAAGTTACTACTACTGATAATTACATTATTTTAATACGAAAGCATCAGATAATTTATGTTGGTTTTAAAGAAGGGAAAGAGCAATGAAGACTTTTTTACTTCTTGGCCCACCGGGTACAGGGAAGACAACACACCTTCTTAATATAATGGATGGAAAATTAAAACAGGGATATAGACCAGACGAAATTGCTTTTGTAGCATTTACGAAATCAGCAGCAAAAGAAGCTTTAACAAGGGGAAAGAAAAAATTTGGATTTAACCAGAATGAATTACCACATGTTAGGACAATTCATAGCTTTTGCTTTAGAGAAATAAATGCAACAAGAAACATGATGCTTGATAGAAAAGATTTTGAAAATATATCAAATACCACAGGTTTTCAAACAACAGGAATTATTGATCCAGAAGAAGGTCTACCACCAGAAAGCGGAGATTTTTTACTTTCATTAATAAACCTTGGAAGATCAAGATGTGAACCGTTAGAAAAGGTATGGGAGAAAAGCAATGCCGATATTCCTATTGACCATTTAAATTACTTCAATAGTATGTACATGAAGTATAAAAATGATTTTGGTAAAATGGATTTTACAGATCAATTAGAAAATTATTTAATGTATGGTGAACCAGTAAGATGTAAGATAGTAATCATTGATGAAGGACAAGATCTATCAACATTACAGTGGCATGTTATTAAAAAAGCTTTTAATGATGCTGAACAATGGTATATTGCAGGTGATGATGATCAAGCTATTTATAAATGGTCTGGTGCTGATGTTAATTACTTTTTATCTATGGAAACTGATGAAAGAAAAGTATTAAGGCAATCATGGAGATTACCTGCTGCACCATTTGCTGTTGCTAAGAAAATAGCTAATAGCATAAAACACAGATATGACAAAAAATTCTATCCAAAAATGACTATTGGAAAAGTAGAAAGGATAATATCACTTGATTATATTGATTTTTTGCCAAATGAATCTTACTTCATACTTGTTAGAAACAAGAAGTTTTTTTGGGATATTCGAAACCAATTAGAAGTAAAAGGTGTTTATTATTCAGTAAAAGGCAAGGCATTTGTAAGCAGTGATGATATAGATTTAATTTATACATATGAAAAATTTAGAAAAGGCATGGCGATATCAAAAACTAAATATGAGCAATTATTCGGGCATCAATGCCCAACAAAAAAAGTACTTTTGCGTGACTTGATTAATGCAGAAAAAATTGTTACTACTCCATGGTTTGATGCACTAAAGCAAATCCCATTATATAAAAGAAATTATTATAGAGTACTTTTACAAAATGGGTACAACTTAAAAGAAAAGCCAAAAGTAAATTTATCAACAATCCATGGTGTAAAAGGCAATGAAGCAGATAATGTAATATTGTACCCTGATATGCTGTACAAATCTTTTGAAGAATACCAGAATGCACCAGATAATGAGCACAGGGTTTTTTATGTTGGGGCAACACGTACACGCAACAATCTTTTTATTGTTTCACCATCAACAGAAATGCATTATAATATATAATAAAATCAATAAGTTAAATATTTGTTTAGGTGACAAAAAACCGGCCAATTTCACCATTTTGGCCGGTTTTTTATTGTTTAATGGTTTGTAACATACTGATATATAAGAAAATAATTTTGTTTGACAATTGACAATTTAAAATGATATAAAAAAAATAAAAACCCCAACGAAAGGAGAAAAAACCATGGCAAAGTACACTTTAGGGCAATGGGAAATTCCAAACTATATGCGAGAAGGATTACATGGCTATTTAGACCATGGAATAGTAGAACTGGGGGATTTTCTTTACAATGTGTTGTGCAACAACTTAGTACAGGCATTTATGTATGCAGATGTCAACAATATGAGAAATTTACCAGCGTATGCAAATTTTTTATATAATCATGCACCAATTGGCTCTTGGGGAAGTAAGAAAAAAGTTGATGCTTGGATTGAAAACAAAAGAAAGGAGAAGTAAAATGCATAAAGAAAAAGTTTCGAGAAGTAAAAGCTATTTGGCTCTTGATCAAATTGAAGATCACGCAAAAATACTTTTAAAAAGAATAGAAGAATTTAGAAAAATCTTTGTGCCGTCTTCTTTAAGGGTGGGCTATGTCATTTACCATGATCCATCTGATGAAGATATTGAAGATCTTTTCTTTGATCTAAATCAAAGCATTGAAAACTTAATGAAATGGTATGAAGTAAACATTTACTACTAATAGGAGGAAAAAATGCCGAAGTATAAGCACATTGAAGAAGACAACACTAAAAAGAAGTATTGTCATTATTGCAGTAGACCGTTTCATCCATTGGACAAAGAAGATTTTTGCAATAACATATGCCAGTGGCTCTATGAAGAGTATCAAGATGTGCTATGGTTAGAAGAATTTGAAAGGAGAAATAATTCATGAAAAAACCTTTTAATTTTACTGAACTATCACAAAGCAGATGCAGAATATGCAATAGAAGATTAAAGAAGAACCTTGTTGAAAGAAAAGAGCAAAAACCAATCTGCTTCAGATGTTATGTAAAAAAGGAATACTACAATGGGCATATATTTCATGAAAAATACTTAAAAAAGGTAGGTATTAGATATGTTAAAAGAACTAATTAAATGTATAATAATGTTTACTTTACTTCTTTTATTATCTATAATTCTTATGTGCTATGGCTGTAATAACTTTGTAACATATGCCAATAGCCAATCACCAGAGAATCAATTGGCATGTGAATATGAAGCATCAAAATATTATGATAGAGTAAAAGACAAGGAGAAATGGTTTGATCTTTACTATCAATGCGTTATCAATAAGGGGGTGATAAAGAAATGACTGAAGAAGAACTAATGCGAGTTAGAGAAGCAGCAATGATTTTAAACATATCAACCGCTGCAATTTATGCAGCAATAAAAGAAGGGAGAATAAAAGCAGTAAAGAAATATGGAATGCTACTCATTTCAAAGAAAGAATTAGCTCTTTTCGAAAGGAGCATGCTCAATGATTAATCATCAATTGTACAATGTCACAAAAGAACCTGCAACATTCAATGATTATTTGGAAGACTTTATTATTGACATGAGAAATATCACATATATGAAAGGAGAATTTGGGCATGCCGAAAAAAACCATCATAAAAAAACAATCACAGAATGTTACTTTAATAGATCCAAAAAAGATATCACCTAAAAAGGGATTTAATCCAAGAAGAGATTTACAATTAACTCCTGATTTTTGTAATTCAATTGCGCTTGGCATAAAACAGCCATTGCGTGTATATGAGCATAAGAAAAATCTTTATTTTTTAATAGATGGCGAAAGAAGATTAAAAGCGCATTTCAGTAATTATGATCTAAAGAAGTCAAAAGCCCTTGAACCAGTACCATGCATTATTGAAAAACCAAAAGATGATAAAGAAGCACTTCTTCTAAATCTGTTATTATCAGAAGGGGAAAAACTAACACCGATGGAAGAAGGAGCAGCATTTAAAAGATTAATTGATTCTGGTATGACACAGAAAGATATATCAGATGCTACCGGAAAGAGCGCTTTTACTGTCTCAAGCAGGTTATCTCTTTTGGATATGCCTTCTAAAGTCGCCACTGAATTAGAGGCAGGGAATATTACTACTACACAAGCAAGCGCAATTTCAAGTAAAGTAAAAACCAGTAAAAAGAAAGCATCAGCAAGTAAACCAAAAACAATTATTAAGGATGGTATAAAAGAAGCAAAAGCTGTTCGACCAATGAATGCTAAACAAATAGAAGCAATTATTGCTACTAAAACAATTCTTGCTAACCATAAGAAAACATCAAAAGATGAAAAGATCTTTATTCATGGGGTAATACATGGTCTGGCAATTGCTTCACGCTCATTAGATAAATTTAAATGGCCGTTTAAGTATAAACAGGCAACATCATTTAATTGTGCATACAGAAATCAAAGAGTAGCACCAAAGATATGCTGCGGTATCATTAAAGGAAAAGACTCTTTTGATATACCTAATCCATGCCTAAAGTGCATTAATTATAGGCGATATACAGAAGAATAACAGAAAGGGGGTAAGGGAGCATTATAGATATAATGCTCCCTTTTAAAAATATGGACTATCCAAATCTATCTAATTGTAAGGCAATATCGTTTGACATTGAATCATTTGATCCGATGCTGCTTGATTACGGCCCACAATTCCACACCAAAAGAGCAAGGGTTGTTGGTGTATCAATTGGTGCTGATAATGGCAAAGATGCATGGTATTTTACCGATTTAAACGGCCATGATTTACGATTTATCAGGGATGTTTTGCAAACCCCTATACCAAAGGTAGGCACAAACATCATATACGATTTACAAGGCCTGCGCTCTTTAGGAATAGAGGTAAATGGCCCATTGCATGATGTTCAAATTGCAGAACCATTGTTGGACGAAAATAAAACCGGTAAATACAGCCTGAATGATTTAGCGCAACACTATCTAAATGAAACAAAAAATGAGGATATTTTATACAAATGGTTGGCGAAAAAATTTGGGGGAGCACCAACAAGAAAACAACAAGCTGGAAGGATACACAAAGCACCAAGAAACATTGTAGAACCATATGCATTAAGTGATGCAACACTACCTATGCGTATAATAAAAAAACAGCTAAAATTAATTGAAAGTGAAGGTTTAAGACAAGTATATGATGTAGAAGTAGGATTAATAAGAATGCTACTTGAAATGCGCTGGCAAGGTGTACGTGTTAATTTATCAAGAGCAGCACAAATACAAAGTAACTATACTGATGAAATAAACAAGCTAATGCGTAAAGTAGAAAAAGAAACACATGTAGAAATAGATAGTGTATGGAAAGCAGCAACAATAAAAAAAGTATTTAATAAATTAAAGTTATCTTATCCATTGACACCAAAAACCAAGGCACCATCATTTACTTCTTCATTTATTTCAAACCATAAGCACCCTGTAGTAAAAGCAATTCACAAGTTAAGAGAATACACAAAGTTTAGAGATACTTTTATACAAAATTACATATTAGATGGTGCGTACATGGGAAGAATACACTGCCAATTTAATCAAGTATTAGGCAATTCTTCAGGTGCTAAATCTGGAAGATTTTCTTCTTCAAAACCTAATCTGCAAAACATACCGGCAAAAACAGATGAAGGCAAACTAATACGCACATGTTTTATACCAGAAGTAAATATGCTTTGGGGAAGGCATGACTATTCACAAATTGAATACAGGTTAATGGTGCATTATGCAACAGGGAAAGAAGCGGATAAAGCAAGGAGAATGTACAAAGAAAGCCCAAAAACAGATTTTCACACAATGGTACAAAATGAGTGCAATGCTTATGGTTTAAACCTTAAACGAAAAGCAGCAAAAACAGTAAACTTCGGTATTATTTATGGGTTGGGAGAAGCAGCACTTGCTTTTAAATTAGGTATGCTTATAAAAGAGTCAAACGCTCTTAGAAAAAAGATCCAAGAAATATATCCATATGGTGTTGATCTTTTTTACAAAGCAATGACCAGAGCACAAATCAAAGGGTACATTACTACTGTATTAGGAAGAAAAGCAAGATTTCCTTTTTATGAACCAAGTGACAAGGGAATAGCAGTACATCCAAGTATCGCTTTGACAAGAGACAAAGATACGGCTTTATTAGGTGTTAATAATTTTATAAAAAAACATGGCAATAATTTTAGATATGGAGTAAAAAGAACATACACATATACTGCACTAAATAGGTTACTGCAAGGAAGTGCGGCCGATGTGATGAAAAAAGCAATGCTTGATCTGTATGAATCAGGCATATATGAACATGGAAAAATACCATACCCACATTTGACTGTGCATGATGAATTGGATCATTCACTTCCGAAAGGTGCAGAAGGGAAGAAGTATGCAAAAATAATAAAAGAAGTATTAGAAAATACTTTAGATTTTAGTGTGCCAATAATTTGTGATTATGAATCTGGTAAAAATTGGGGAAGTCTAAAGGAGATTATGCTATGAAAGAAAGGGGCAGTGAAAAGGCGTTTCAAAGAACAGTAATAAAACATTTAAATAAAATGGGTGTTTTTGCCGAAGAGATTGAAGGATGTACAAGATCTGGTATACCGGATTGCTTTTTCTCTTCAACAAATGGCTATTCAGGATGGATAGAGCTTAAGTATTGCAGAGATTACTTCTCGCAAATACATTTTGGTTTTAGGCAAAAATTATTCTTTGCAAAACATGGAAGAAATAGGTGCCCTTGTTTTTTATTAATAAAGCATGCTGGCATAAACACTTATTTTATACTTGATTTTTATAACGCAATACATATAAAGTTTAATGGCGATAATGAAGAAATGTACAATAGATCTATTAAAATTTGGCGTGGGAACATTAACTATGAAGAACTTGCTAAAATATTAAGAAGGGAGAATTGATCTATGAAAAAAGAATTGCTACAAACTATCATTGCTCTATGTGCGTGTATTTCTTTAGCTCTTGGTGCCATTTGGTATTTTGCTACTGATGAAGAACTTGCAGCAGTAGAACAAATAGCCATGATGAATAAGCAGGAAATGCAACAGTATAAAGCTGCTCAAAGGTACAAGGAACTACAGTCAATCAAATGGAATTTTGAAAAAGAGTTTGGCAGAGATTGCCAAAAATGCCCACCATCGGTAATGGATGAATATAAAAGAATACTTCATGAGCTTGAAATGATAAGGAAGGAGTTAAATATAAAATGAAAAAAGAAAAAATAACGCCATTGAAAAAAGATGAAATTGAGTTTTTTGATTACATTGTGAGAGAGCTTAATAATAAAAAAGAGTATGATCTTGCAAAAGTAGTAAGAATGTATGTTAATAGAAAAAGGGGGTATGCTTACAAGTAAAAATATCCCTGCATGCATAGAAGTAAAAGCTACTTTTGTTTTACTATAGATGCAGCAGGGATATTTTTTATTATACATCCGGTAGATTATCGGGATGGTATTCTTTTGCTTCATCTATCATGCTTAAAATATCTTGTTTTATTTGTTCATCTGTTTTTGTCTTTTGTCTTTGATGCTCAAAATAAGTAGAAATAGCCAATTTTAAACCTTCTATAGCGAGTGCTTCAAGTGACATTTTTCCCCCTTTCTTTAATAGGCGTATTGATTTATAAAATCAAACAAGGCTTGTTCAGTTTCTTCAGGTGGAGCTTTACCAGCAGCAACAAAACCTCTGTAAGTCATGATTGTATTGTAGGATGCTGTAAGCACTTTCTTTTTTTCTCTTAGTACTACTTTTACATCTTCTGATAAATTCGGCATTGCTGCCATGCTCATGTAATCTTTATATTGTGCTTTATAAATTCCCCATGCAAAAGCAAGCTTTTCTTCTTGTGACATTTGCATGGGGTCTGTTGTTGGAGTATATGCACAAGCAAAAATTACCAACAAGCTAAACGATAAACACCAGAGTAATTTTCTTTTCATCATTGTGTAGTCTCCTTTGCTTTAGCGTACTTGTGAACAATACCTATGCCAGTAAAAAACACCCCAAGGCCACCGGTTACAGCCATAATATAGATCCAAGTAACATCAGTAAATAAAGGCTGCAATGGTATGATAGCTGCTGTAATAGAGTCAAAAATAATCCCTGTAATTGTCTTCCATCCTAAATTTGTATTCATGTTTTTTACTCCCTTCTAAAGTTGTGATCTAAATTTCTCAATGGAAAAAGAAGAACCAGGGCAAGATTTATAATTTGCAAAATCCCTATGCCCAAAAACACTTTGCGGAGAAATATAACAAATTGTGCAAAGTGATCTTACAAAGTCTACTGCAAGTCTCCATTGTTCTTCCGGTGGCTCTTTTTCATCAAAATTACCGATTAAGCAAACTCCTAAAGAATCACCGTTATAGCCTTTTGTATGTGCTCCTTTCTCTGTCATAAGTCTGCCGGTTAATATTTCATACCTGCTACCAATAAGCTCAATGCCGAAGTGATAGCCTACATCTTTCCAATGCAGTGTGTTAACATGATATTTTCTAATAGCATTCCAATTAACAACTTCTCCATCTTTTGTTAAACTGTGGTGTAGTATAATTTTATTTGGGTACATTGTCAATTTTCCCTTCTATCACACCTAAAGAATGATGAATTAATTCAAATTTATCAGCAATATCTTTTCTGTCAACTTTTGCATCTTTTGAAAGAGTGTTTATTTTCTCTTTCACATCATTAATTGATCTACATAATTTCTTATCAAGATCATTCACGCTTGTGCATATCTGTGCATCAAGTGTAATAATACTTTTTTCAATGTTTTTTATACAAGGATCATGGTCGGGGCATTGTGGATTTTCTTCAAGCATAGTTATTCTCATATCAAGCTTTGGTATTTTTTTGTAGCTATCGTAAAGTACAATAGCGCATGATAAGCCAAAAACAATAATTGCCCAATGGCTTTTCAAAAAGTCAAGAAGTATTTTTATTTCCTCCATTTTAATTAATTCCTTGGGATTAGTATATTTCCAGCAGCGTTAAATCTCCAATCTTGATTAATTAATTTAATTGCGCTTCCATCTTTGTCCTTTGTTTCTCTAATATTGTCTAAAAGTAATTTTGTTGTGCCAAAGAAATATTTCCCTTCAAGACCAAAAGTATCATCAGGAATAACGGGCCAATTTTCTATGTTAGTAGGATCTAAACCTACCGGCATTACATGATCATGATGAAATTTTGGTGGTGGATCTTCTGCTTCCCATAAGTGAAGTATTTCATCTGTTGAAGGATTATAGATTATAAATATGAAAGGGTTATCGGAAGCAGTCAAATACCTCCATCGCCAATCATATGTATGCGACGAAGAATCAGTATTTTTTATTCTCATTTCGCCATAAGTAGGTGACGTATCAGTCCTTGCAACAATTGATAATTGTTGATCTTCGCCTAAGCCCCAACCAAAATTGTATGTATTTAATGTTACATCAACGCCACCACTACCGGGCGTTGATCCTGAAGAACTGCCACCAGCATTATTTATATCATCATACCCCCATGGATGATCAGCAAGTTTTGAGCTTTCTATTGCTGCTGCTGCATCTACTGCTGCATTTATAATAGAAGGTGCTCCGCTATGGCCTTTTGCTAAAGCAGTAAGGTTATCATAAAGCTGTGTCATTTTTGTTGACGTGAGCACACTACCATATGCGAAAGAAAGTGAAGTCCATGTCATTTTATCTTCTCCAATTCATTCATACATTTAATTAATTTCTCTTTGCATTGTTCACATATCATAGGATTATCTTTGTTTCTGTCTTTATCGTGTATAAGGCCCATGATTTGCACCCAACCTGTAAAACCATCACCATAATTTTTTTCTGTTAAAGTAGTATTACATAAACCACACTGAACAGTTCTTGGCAAACAAAACATATTTACACCCCCTTAAAGTAAAAACCTATCAGTAGAATCAAGCGAATCAACATCCAACGTAAAAGCATTAAATTGTACAGATGTATCAAGAGTAAATGTAATCAATCCTTCATGAGTATCAAACTCAATGCCGGTTATTCTTGTGCCTGTTTCACTTGTTTGATTGTAGAAGTCATTTGCAAATTTTATAGTTTCACCCATTTGCATATGAACACCGGCAAGAATACTTTTCACTGTCCATAGTTTAGGTGGCTCTCTGTATCTTGTAGTAAGTCTTTGAGCAACATTAAAAGCTGAAACACTGTCAACATACCAAATGTTTTTATTTTGCAGATAATCTTCATACGTGCCATATGAATTAACAGAAGCAGAATTTTGTGAAAGAACAGTTTGCTGCCAATATTTAGATTCAACAGAGTAATCAAAGCCAACATACTGCTTGTTGATCAATTGCTTTTGTAGTACATCTAATTCAACAGATACCGTTTTATCTTCTCCTATGACAGTAAATTCAGTATTTGTAACAGTGTATCTTTGTGTGTATATTTTGCCATTTCCTTCAGCATATATTGCGCTATCAGTCATTTTAGCCAAAGCACTCATAGCTTCAGAGATCTTGACACCTTGAAAATTAGCACTTACAAAAACCTGATTTTCAGAAAATACTTCAGCCCAATCTTGAAAACTTGACCAATCTATATCAGGATTACCAATAGCTTCTGAATCAGATAATGTGCCATAGCATGTTGTTAATATCCAAAATAAATCAGACGGCAAAACAGAAGTAATATCAACTGGACTATCTGTGGAGCCTATTAAAATGTTTTGAAAATCATAAAGCTTATCCCTTAAATAAACTGATGTTTGGTTTTTTGTGTATTTTACTCTGCTAAATGATCCGGTGAAAAGAGTAATTACTTCTTCACTACCCCCATAGTCAAAACCTAATTGAACATAAGCAGATGTAACAAATTTATAATTGTTTTGATAGAAATCGTTTAATCCTCCATCATGATTTGCCATGGTCATATTTAAATTACTTACTTTAAAATCTTGCGCTTCTCTTTTAAAGCGCGGCCATTTAGTCACCCTTTCTGTATAGTCACTTCCACCAATAAAAAAATATCTTATCGGTCTGCAAAAAGACTTTGAAGCTTCATCGACAAATGAAGATGATACAGAATATACCATCAGTAAGACTCCAATTCAAGTTTGCCTTCCATGTAAGTATTATACGGCTTTACGAATTTTGTCATTGGAAATTCTTTATTAAGAAGCACAACACTTTGTACTTCTGTATTGCTATCAGATGTTATAAACAAAAGTAATTCTGTGTTTGTTTGCCACCAGCTATTGACTATAGCTGCTTGGCTTGTTTGCATATAGGTAACATTTATCTTGTGCTTAATATAATTACTCCAAAGATACACATAGAGTTTCCCTGATAAAGTTCTATGATCTGCTCTCATTTGATATTTAGAAAATGTGCTGTTGTACTTCAGATTTAAAGTAATTGCTTGCTGGCTTGTCGGGCCAAGTTTTACTACTAATGAACTCATAGAGCCACCTTATATATAAACTGGTTTTATTCCACGTAAAGCTAATTTATTCATTGATGGAATTATCTTTTCTTCAACAACATCATTCCAATCTTCAGTACCCATGTGCATTAACGCTTCAGCATTTGTTGCGTTTTCTAAGACATGTACTTCAATGTTGTTTGTTACTTCTGTTGCACTTTCTTCTCCAATTTCTGTTTTTTGTCCTTGCAAAAATTCAACAAGGTCTTTATTCTGGTTTGGTGATAGAACTCTTTCACCTTGGTTAAGAAGATAGGTTTGTTCTTCCGGTACATTAGTTAAGCCGCCATGAGCAGCAGGAGGTTTTTGACTTGCTATTTTTGATACTTGCATTAAACCAAAAGCAATTGCAGCAGCGGCGGCAGCCGCTCCAAGGACAGGGCCGATAATAGGAATACTGGCAAGAGAGCTAAAAGCCTTCATTGCAGATTGATAAGTAGTAATAACAGTTTCAGCAATTGCGGTTGCCTTGTATAAAGCAAAGCCTTTTTTGCCTTGTTCTTTAGAAACAGCACCAATATTGCCTAACATTGTTTTGGTAGCATTTAAACGCATTGCCTGAATAGCTGCAAGCTTTGCTTCATGTGCTTTTTGTCTTTCTTCTTCCTGTTTTTTTGCTTCTATATCAAGTTCAGTTTTGCGTGCCTCATATACTTGGTATAGTTCAAGCTTTGCTTCATCATTTTCATATATTTTTTCTAATTGTAATGCATACCAATTGTCAAGTCTTTCTTCTTCCGTTAAGTAATACTCTTCCCACATAGTATGAAGCTGTGCAATAGCTTCCGCTTGTCCATCAGTTAAAGTTGAGCTATCACCGCCACCAGACTCACCGCTTGGCAAAATACCGCTTCCGCTTTCGCCACTTGAAGCGTTACCAGCACCACTACTATATGTCTCCGATATTTCATTAATGGCATTTACAACTGCTTCTTTAATTGCTGCTACCTTTGAAACAGCCATGCCTTCATCAATTATAGCATCAAGATTATCCTTGGCAGTTTGGCCCATGTTCTGTAGTTCAGCTATGACACCACCAGTTACATTTTTAAAAGCATTTACAGAAGCAATTTCTTCATTAAATATACCGCCAACATTTACCGCTTCAAGAAAAGATCCGTATTTTTCTACCATCCAATCAAGAGCAGCAACGAAAGCTTCTGCAAAAGACGCAAGAGCAATCTTTAGTACTTCCCATATCATTTGAAGTCCACGCCATGAGTCAATCAAAGCAGCTACACCATAAGCCCCATATTCGACTATTTTTCCTAAAACACTGATCACTTTTTTCCCAAAGGCTATAATACTATCCCTATTGTTAGCAATAAAATTGGCAAAGTTATTTGCCAATGATGTGAGTATAGGCATAAATTGTTCAGCCATGTAATTTCTTAAACCTTTAAATGCCCCCTGTAATCTTGTTAAACTATCGTTAAACTCTGCTGCATTTTTTGCTGCTTTACTTGTTATTACAAGTCCAAATTTTTCTGCTTCTTCCTTCATCTTCTGTAAACCAGCGGTGCCAGAAGTAAGCATTTGTAAAACAGCGACACCTTCAGAGTCAAAAATCTTAGCTGCTAATGCTGTTTTTTCACTTGAGTTTTTTACTTTATCAAGTGCAGCAGCAATTGCTTCAAATTGTTTATCAGGAGATTTTCCAACAATATCTTCAATAGCCAACCCCATTGCTTCAAAAGCAGGGTTGGCTTGCCCAATACCAGTAGTCGCTTCACCTATTCTTCTTGTCATTCTTTGTAAAGCAATATTTAAAGCAGTAGTTTTTACTCCTGATAGTTCAGCAGCATAATGGTATTTCGATAAAGCAGAAGTTGAAATATTGATTCTTGAAGCAAACTTCCCAACTGCATCATAAGCATTAGCTGTTTGCTTTGTCATAGCCGCTATAGCCGCACCAAACCCAGTTATAGCAGCACCAGCACCAACCGCTAATGTTTTAACTGATGGCAGTTTACTTGTTAACTTGTTAAAGGTAGTAGAAAATTTATCTACCCCTTTAATTTCAATTTTTATTTCTTCTGCCATGATCTTTTTGCCTTTCCTTAATAATCAAGTTTACTTCAGAATCTAAGTGGCGTACAGCATCAATAACAAAATTATATTGCTGAAATGTTGACTTCCCATTAGGCCAGCTTTTGAAAGTATTCCAATCTTCATAATACCGTATAAATAATAGTACCGGCAATCCCTTTATTAAACTTTTATCAATCTTTCCTATTCCATAATAGAAGCGGATTGCCTTTTTTAGTTTTTTTCTTCATCCTTTGTTAATGTAGATATGGCAAAAAGTTTTGTTAAAATATCTACGGTTAATCTTGCAAAAACACTCTCTTTGGTTATAATCTCTATTGTTGGTGCATTACCATTTATAGTAAAACCTTTGATGTTTCGTACATGATCTGGAAATATTTTTTCGGAAATTTCCTGCATTTTAAATGTAGATAAAAGCATAAATGACTTGTCATTATCTTTGCCTTCAGCTTCAACAAGAAGTGGTGTAACAATCATCATTGCTTCCCTTGTCAATGGCCTAATCTCAACAGTAACAATATCATCTTCAAAAGGTACTTCTACTTCTCTCCAACCAATAATATAATCCATTTGAAAACCCCCTTTTTAATTTTAATAATAATCACCTGTGCTGTTAGTAACAGTAAACTGAATAGAGTAATCACTTGTTTGGTCATATGCTGCTTTACCAGTAAAGCCAACTTCTATCAGGTTTGGCCCACCAATATTAGCAGGAAATTCAGTGTAGTAAAATTTAGGTACATCAATCACAAATTGGTTATGGCTACCACCAATTGTTGTTGGATCTGTAGCAGTAAATTTTAATGCTTGCTGTGTCCTATCTCTGTAGTTTCTTGCTTCAGTATCACCGACAAGCAAAGTAGTGCCACTAATTTCAACTGTTCTATATCCATCCCTTAATATGCGTGAAAAGTTCTTTGTACCATCCAAAAAGGCTTTTCCAGCAAGGTTATTGGTTAATGTGATGGTAAATGTGCTTGCAGCAGTTAATGCACTTCCTGCTAATTGTATAGAAGTGGTATCCCATGAATAAAAACTTCCCGGCAAATAAACTGCTGTTTGCTTATTAGACCATTCAAAATTAGCACCTATCACTGCTAAAGTGGCCTTATATAATGCCCCCTGAGCAATCTCAAAGGTTAAACCATTAGCCATGCAATCATAATACAAATAAGCACTTCCCGTATCCCTGTATACTTCTATTGTCAATGGAGGCAAAGCAGCGATTTCCGGTGTCCAATCGCTTGTTCTTGGTAGAAAACGATTAATTGTTAACGTGCCACTTGCACCATTTTCTGAAGATTGCCCACACCATGCTTTTAATAAATATCCTACAAGGTGAGGATGTACTTCAAAAACAATTTCACCTTCAACACTTTTTATGCCCATGTATGGATCTGGTTCTTCATATCTTGATTGCAATGATTCGGCAATAACTTCTTCTATCTTCTCTGTTAATGTTTCAGAGATAAACGGAAAGAAATGCATACTATTAACAAAAGAAGTGCCGAAAGACTGCTGAAAGCAAATTCCTAAATGTCCATCTTGTCCATAAGCCATTTTTATACTCCTTTATTTTTTAGAAATATTTTTACTTTCTTTTTTATCTACTTTCTTTATCATACCCTGCTTTATTAAATTACTGATGTTTGGTTCACCAATATCAGGGAATATATCATCCTTCTGGAATATTCCTACTTTTGGTACAAACATCTTCTTCCCTATCCATATATATTTATTCATGCTTGAACCTCATATGTTAAAGTAAGTATAGATGATTGAAAATATACGTCAACAGTTTCTTCAAAACTATATAACTCATAATTTACTTCAAAATCTACTAACTGTTCAACTTGGTTAATACCGCCTAATGGTAAAAATCTGTTAGATCTATCACTTATTAAAGCATCTAAAATAGCATCTTCAAGATTTGATAAATTCTTCTCTAAATAATCTTGATCAATAGAGGACCATTGCGCTTCTACATCAATTTGAAGTCTTACCTGATACGGATTTGGCCCAGTTCTTACAGTTTCAAATAATGTCTTCTTTTTGTATATGCCTATCCATCCTTTTTCAGCATATTCAGGATTTTCATTTCTTGAAACATTCCTTTGAATTAACACATCTCCATCTAAAGCATTTTTTAAAATCTCTTCTATTGCTCTTGTCTTTCCATCTATGTCTATCATTTTTTTATGCTTTCTTCGATATAATGACCATATATTTTCCGCAGATCTTTAATGATCATTTTATGAGTAGGTAATATTTTTCTTTTAGGTGGCCTATTAGAAGAATTTCCTTTTTCATGGATTATGGCATATTTCATTTTTGATTTAACCAACGCTTTTCTACTATTCCATGATAAAGTCCAATTGTTTCTAAGATCACCAGTATTCATTAATATTTTTGGTTTTGATGATTTAATATAATTTCCCCACCCTTTTTTTCTTGCAAGCAATGTGCTTGCTGCAAGTGGTGCCCATCCACCGGATGTAGTATACTCGCCTTGTGCATCAAAGTTTTTAACTATCCACCTAAAGATAAACAATGCTGCTCTTTGATTTACTTTTGTTCTGTCTTTGAGTTTAAGTTTGACTTTTCGCATGTGGCCAAAGACAGCTTCATGATTTAAAATTTTTACTGCAAAATCACTCATGATCTTTCATCTTCCTCATATGATAATCTTTCTGATGAAACATAAGTAAATTCAGAAGCACTATCATGCATGTTAAAAACAGGGTGCCATTCTCCGGTATTAGACCACATACCAGCGGCAGAAGACAAATAAGATGTACCACTGGTGTCTTTTAAAATAAGCTTTCCTGATAAAATATCGTCAACTTTTTCTTTCACCGTTTTCCATATTTCATCAGCCTTTTTCTTGTTGCTTGTCATCATTATTTTTACATAGCACATATCAAATACTAAGTCCTTGACAGTCGGGAGAGTAACCGGAAAGGGGGTCGAAAAACCAGCACTCAACCGACTGTCAAGCTCTGTCTCTGCCATTGCAATTATAAAAGAATCTACGGTTGAAACATCGCCTTTGGCAAAGTCTTTTAATGAAGGATATCTTGAAATTAATTCTTCATACTTCACATAATTACCCATTGTCAAAATCCTCCAGTACAACTACTACTGCTTTTTCTTCTGGTTTTGCTGGTATTGTAAATTTATTACCGGTGTTTGGGTTGATAGTAAATTCTATAAGAAACTTTCCAGCATCGGCAGTGTCCCCGCTTTCAATATTCCATTGACATTCGAATAATCCACCAGCAGCAGAATTAACATTTATGCGTGTATTATCCAATGAAAATACAACAGTATTATCAATAGCATTTATGAATGTTGCTTGTATAGAAGATCCGGTTAAATTCACTGCTTCAAGAGAAGAGTCAACTACTCTAACCTTGTAGTATGGTTGCCCATCATGCCGTTTAATAAATAGTGTATCTACCATTTTTAACTTCCATTAAAGTTATGGTTTACAAAAACTTTTAATGTATCATCAGATGTTTTATTAAATGCAGCAGCAAATACTGCATGGCAAATAGCTTTTGTTGGTTGACCATCACCAATGCTATTAACTATGGATAACTCACCAATACTATTTACATTAGCATCAGCAGCACCAAAAGAGCACCGCCATGTAACAACATCCACGCCACCAGAAGTATTATCTGTATCGTCATCTGATGTTTGTGGATAACTTCCGTCTGTTGCTTTTGAAGCAAGATAAGAATTTACATCGGTATCACCTTTAGCTACATCAGCGCTTGCAGGATCACTACCAAGTTGAAATCCCTGCATAGCAAACGATGGAGAACCAACAGCACCTTCAGCATAGTATTGATCACCATCATCAGTAACCAAATTTTTCCCATGAAACTTCTTTACTTCACCAGTTTTTGTATTGCGTAGTACAGCCAGACATGTTCCAGATAACAATATATCATCTTTCATTTTATATACTCCTTTTTATTATTTGTTGTCTTTACTGCTAAAATGCTTTCAGAAAAATGAATTGTATCTTGATCTAATTTATCCTTTTTAGAAAATAACGTTTTAAAAAGAACAAATAGAAAAATAAATGGAAAAAGGATATACTTCATGGTTTAAACTTCCTTTCATCATTATCTTTTGTAAAGCTTCTTGTTTTATTATCAAAGTGAAAAAGCCGCTTTAAAGTATCTAATGTAAAAGTGGCTAAAAAAGTTGATAAGGCTATAGCATATGCTACAATCTTACTATATTGAATACCATCTATTATTGTTACAGTATCTTCAATTATTTTAACAAGAGCAGTGGTTAATCTCCTGTTTATGTTTGAAGTAATATCAACAACTGAAGATAGTATTCTTTTATATGTTATCCTACGTAAAAGCCCATCAGTAATAACCATAGATGAAAGCATTGCTCTTTTTAACACTAACTTTCTTATTAACACATCAGATAATGCAACAACAGCATGTATGATTTTATTTATGCTTGCTTTTTTACTTATGTTTTCGCCAACATCAATTGCTTCTAAAAATACCCTTTTAAAACTAATGCTTCTTTTGCATATATCATAAATAGCGATTGCTTCACTTATTATCTTTTTAAATGCAGTGAATATTTTAGCAGTAGCATCATCATATATGAAAATGCTCTCGCTTATTATCTTTTTAATTGATGTTGATAACCTTTTATCAATCACTTCCGAAATGTTGATAAGCTCATTAACCAATATTTTAATTGTGGTAGTAATATTACGAATATTACTATCAAATAGGCTAACACCAGAAGCGACAAATCTTTTATAGTCAATTTTGCGTTTAGTAGTGTCGCTGATTTTTTCATTTTCAAGTATCCTTTTTATTATTGAAAATGTCTTCTTGTTTAATTCAAGGAGAGCAACACCAGAAGTAATATTTCTTATAAATATAATGCTTCTTTTAGCTATGCTTGTGATATCAACTGCTTCGGTTAATACTCTTTTAAATGTGCCTTTCTTTTTAATGATTGATAAAACATTAATGCTTTCAGATATCACCTTCTTCAATGCAGTAGATATCTTTTTATTGATATTATCAACTAAATTTACAGCTTCAAAAATAATTCTTTTCAAAGAAATCTTTCTCTGGATTGATTCACCTATACCAACTGTATCGTAAAACATTCTATTAAAAACAAATGCCCGTTTTACTTGCTCATATATGCCCATGCTTGAAGTCATAATTCTCTGCATAATTCTTTTTGCAGAATTATTTTCTTCTATTCCAACATCTGCAAATATATACCGCTTAAAGACTATTTGCCTTTTTGCATTTTCGTTTATGCCAAGTTGACTATAAATTAATCTTTTCATTGCAGATATTCTTCTGTTAATATCCACAATATCAATACCTGCTGTCATGATCCTTTTAAATGTTATTAACCTTCTTATGTTTTCGGATAAATTAACAGCAGCACTAATAATTCGCTTAAAGGTTATACTTCTCTTTTCGGTATCCAGTATGTTTACAGAGGATAACAATACTTCAATGTAGTCTTCTCCGGCACCAGTTTCAGTATAGTTTGCATAAAAACTTAATTCAAGAGCGTATCCCTCCATCTCAGATGGTGCCGGATCTGGCATTGCATCCGCATAAGAAAAACTCCAATATGCTTCAGTATCATCATAACCAGCAGTTGAAGTGTCATAGTAAACCATCCATGCACCATCAGTAGCAACACATAACCATATATCATCTGCTGGCAAAGCGCCAGTTATACCAGAGTCTTGCATCCATGCAGGATTTGCCGGCAAAGATATTTCTGATTCATTAGCTGTTAATAAATCTTGGCTTGCTACTGTGCCACCATTATCTTCATATACCCCCATACGGACAATGGGAGCGCCACCAGTTTTTTCCGCATATACTTGAATATCGTCAATATCACCAGCAGAAGGACAAGCGTATCTTCCACCAAAAAATACTTCACCTGGTTCTGTGCTACTGCCACCAATGGAGTTATACCCAACAACAGGATCAATAACTACAGGGTATGTAGCATTCCTTAACCAATCTCTATCACATGTAATAGTCCATTCTGCTGTGCCAAGACTGGTAACAATAATTTCTTGTACAGCATATGTTGTTGCACCTAAAGCATCAACTAACTTTGGCCTTTCTATATGGCAAAATTTCCCGGTTAAGTATTTATTATTCTTCTTATTGTAGTAAACTGCATATGAGTTTACTATATTTTCTGGCCGTCTTGATATTGCTAAAAATTCTGCAAGGGTGGTACACCCCCAGTATTTACGGGTGCCACCATTTGAATAGTAATTCCAATCATCTTCTAAAGTTCCCTGATGATGAAAGACAAGAGAAGGGGAAAAGGCAAGCTGAAAAGTCCAACTTATTTTTGGTGGCCTTGATAATAAAACTACTTCAAAAGATAAGGCTTCATCTGCATTTTTGTAATACTTCCAAGTAACATCACCAATTGTCAATTCAATAATGCCATTCTTAAATACTTCTATTTCATCTTGCACATTTTCAGGAACAATTATTTCTAAAAATGCTTCTTCATCCCATTTACTACTGTGCATGGTAGGCACAAACTTATTTACATCAACGCCACCAATTTTTATCTTAGCATTGCCTTTTTCCCTTACAGCATCGGTAGTGCCTAATTCAACTTCATACTGATGCCCATTTTTTATGATTTCGGTTACTGCCATTTTTTATAAATACTTCTTTTTATAAACGTCAGTTACTTCTTTTCTTAAATAATCAACCAATGCTTTTATGTCATCGTGATTTATAAAGTACCCCTTAACAGGGCCAGAGAAATTACTTCTACCCCCAGATAAAGGATGCGCTATTTCCATTTTAAAATCAAATTCAAAACCGTTCTCACCAACTAAATGTGTAACATGTTCAGAATAGTAAGCCAACCCTTCAACAACAAACCTTACTTCACCTGATTTCAAAAGACTTCTCCATATTTTTATGGCTTCCTTTGACCTTTCTTTCATTTGTGGAGTAATAACATGCCCATTTTTTTCAAGGGTATACCTATTCATATGAGTTAGATCTCTAAGCCATAAAAAAGTACCTAATCTTCTATCAGGGTATTTTTCTCTGTCTTTTTGCATTAAGGGAAAATTTCTTTCAAAACGTTTTCTTCTCACTTTCTCGCATAAATAACCAGCGTGCAAAATACTGCAATCTGGCAAAAGATAAACATGCTTCATGCCACTATTATATTCTTCTTCAGGGTGCTCATGAACAAAACCCCAAAAACGTACACCTTCTTTTCTTCTAAAAATCCTTGCTGGTAAATCTGTTTTTAAATGTCCTTCAGGTTGAGTACAAACATGTACTTGCTTTAATGAATAAGCAGTTAAGCCGTTATTACGCAAATATTTCCCTATGTTTTCAGGATAATCAACTATTTCATCAGCGTCTAACCACATTACCCAATCACAGGTTGCTTTTTCCACTGTCACATTTCTTGCTACATCAAAACCAGTAATAAGCGGCGATTCAATATCAATCATTTTTACTTTGTAACTTTGCCATTGTTCACCTGAATACGAATATTGCCTTGCTATAAAATCTTTAAATTCATCAGAAGAAGTTTTATCAATTCCAAGGATTACTTCATCCACATATGGTAACATAGGATTGAGTGTTTTACCAAGTGTATCTGTAGCATCTTTTGCAATCATGCATAGAGATATTGTTTCTTTTGGTGCCTGTAGCATTTGCTTTCTTTTATAATCTATATTACCGAAAGGCTTTTCAGATAAAGTAAAATAAACAACAAAAGAACCAAGGTTATAATGCACTGGAACAGCAAAAAGTTTATAGTTATCTTGATCTATGAATAAGTCTTCAAGATCTTGTCTTTCAAAATGATGCAGATGTGCTCTCCATCCTTTATGCAAGTGATAACCGGTAGACTCCCATGGCCCATATGGTGTAGTAATTATTATGTGTGCATCAGGTTTTGCATATTTTTTTATCTTATGTAGTAATGCTACCGGATCTTCAACATGCTCCAATACTTCACCAAGTAGGATAAGATCATATGGTGCATCTTCTACAAGAAATTTTCCCTCAAATAATGCCTCCATAATATCAACTGTTGTAAAGTTTGCTCTTTTTTCTTCTTTATCTTCAGCCCATTTTTTAGCCTTTTCAATATTTGATTCTTCTATGTCAACACCAGTTACAAAAAGATTTTGGTAGGGTATTCTTTCAAGTATGTTCATTGTATAATGACCATGAGCACATCCATAATCAAGTATGGTGAATGGTTTTTCTTTGCTTACATTTGTGATTTCCTTCTGCATGCATGCATCAATTACATCAAGTACTTGCTCAAAACGCTCATTGCCATGGAGTTTTTCAGGACCATATACTACGCCCCTTTTCTCTTCATATGCATAGTAGTTTTTATAATGTTCTCTATACTTCTTATTAAAGTAAAAATAATAATTTGTCTCTACTTCTGGTATATGGTCTATTAAACCTAATTTATCAGCAGCTACAATGTCACTCATGTTCTCGAAGTGCTTTGCCATTCTATATTTATCTTTTTGCTGCTTTTCAAAAAGCCCGTTAAAAATTTCTAACCATTGCTCAGCAACACTTTTCCATGTCAGCCTTCTTTTAAGAGCGTGCCTGTGCATTGTATTCCATTTATCTTTATCTTCTATTGTCGATACCAAAGAAGAAGCAAAATGTTTTCTACCTTCTTCTGTATCAATAGATAATGGCCCAGTTTCTATTAATTTTCCACCTGTATTTTGAAGAGTAGAAGACAATGCTCCTGCATCAGTGCCAATAAATGGTGTGCCTACAGCATTTGCTTCAAGTACCATAGTGCAAAATGTTTCTTCAAATTCAGTAGGATACACATAGGCTTTGCATTTAGACATTGTTTTAAGAAGATTTTCTTTTGATAAATTACCCATTAGTGTTACGTTAGGTAGAGCATGGCACCTTGACCATAAGTAGTTATAAAAATCAACCATGCGTGGAGTAGTATTATCATACCCACATACGTATAGATGATAATCTGGCAACATCTCCATAATGCCACCAGTATCAACCAAATTTATTAACCCTCTTTCTGGCCTTGCAGCATACACAAGGGATTTTTCTTCCCTTTGTTGCTCTACATCAATATTATATTTTGTTATTTGTGAATAATCAAAACCATTTGATGTAGGAAACATAACATCTTCAGTGAAATCATATACTTCTTTAATTTGCTCACTGTGCCATTCACTAACAGGAAAAACGCCGTCTATATTCCACTTCTGATTTAAGACAGTGCTCCTTGTGCGAAGTAAAGCTAAATCATGTACCCACCATATATTTAATTTTGCGTTATTAGGTAAAGTAAAAGCTAAAGGATGTCTTTGAATGATGCAAACATCATATGGCACTTGTGATATAAACCTGAACTTATCACCTAATGGGGCATTCTCGCTTACCTCACCGGCGTAAGAATAAAAAACACCATCTTTTTTACCGCCTTCTTTTTCGTTTGTAAATAAATCTACATAATGGCCCATTGAAACAAGTTCTTTGGCAATGTAATAAGCTGCTGATTCACTGCCACCTAAAGATTTGCCACTTGGTATTGTATCACCATTAAAAGGCATACCGCCCACATGCATTAGTATATACATTTGTTAACCCCCTTAATATAAAGACTACTTCTTATGAAATGTTGACTTTGTTTTAGGTGCCTCTGGAATAACTGGGGGCACCTTAGTTTTTCTTAACTTCTCCAATTTTTTTAATTCTTCTGATGTTAAATTCATTCTGGCAATATCTTCTTTTGCCGGGTCAATTAAACCTTCTCTTATTGCATCGTCTCTTAGCATTCCTACCCCCTATTAAAGATGTGTTAATGCAGGAGCATTATGAATATAACACTCCTGCATTTGTTACTTAAACTGAAGTAGGATTTGTGATCATATAGCCAAGAGCAGTACTAATTACTTTTTCATCTTGGTAATATCCTACTTCTACTTCTTCCGCTTTAATCTTTCTATCAAAAGGATGAACTTCAACAGAAAATTCAGGAATAGATGGTTTTCTCCATCTAAAAGAATACATGTATGAAGGATCATCTTTAGACGGTGCCAAGGGGGCATAGTAAAATAAAACTTTATCTCCCCACATATGAGCAATAGAAGCAGCTTGTCCTTCCTGTGCTGTACTATAATAAGTCTCAACAACATTGAACCTGTCAAGCTCAAAGATGTTTCTAAACCCATCATGATTAGCAAAGCGACTTCCTTTTTGCGGTGCTTGACTACCATGGATTACGTCAATCACATCAGCATGTTGCCTGAATTGCTCCCATGCGACTGAAGACATTAAACAGGAGTTTGGTCTAATGCCCGTAGTGGCTTCAACATTTTTTATGGCCTGAAAGCAATCGCCTAACGGGTCTGAGTAGCCATTTCTATGTTCAATCCAATCCGATGCAACAGTATTATATGATGCTACATTAGAAGTAGACAAGTGTGTACCAAACAGGCGATATGCCCAGTTTAACATCAACTTTTGTTTGATATATTTTGCTTTACCTTGTCTTAATTCAACAAGATAAGCAGCATCCATATTTTCTCTATCTTCTAATGTAAGAGCATCTTTTAGTGCATAGTTCTTTGCATTATACACATCGCTTGAAACATTGCGTGTAATTCGTTTTGCTTCTGTTCCCGGTGCTCTATCGTCTGCTTCTACTCTAAAAATATCTTCCTTGTTCCATTCGATAAAAGAATCAGATTGCTTTACTACCGGAACAACAGGGGCGATTGCTTCACAAATTTCAAGCCCCCTTGGTTTATAGTTTATAATAATATTACTCAATGGTACATCTATATGTAAATCATGACCAGTAGCACCCATAGTAAATACTCCTTTCTAAACATTATTTGAAGTGGGTTGGTAATTAACTGTTGTAAAATTAAAAAAGCCTCTGCCAACACTCCCACTTGTTACAGCATCAGGGCCACAAAAACCAACTGCATGATCACCAGAAGCGCATTCGACAAAATAACCTGAAGTTGTCGCTTTTACTCTTGTGCCTGCTGCAACAGCACCACCAGCAATAAACTTTAGCTCACCGGCGTATGCTACTCTAACATGCTCCCCTGAAGCTGGTTTATTTTCAATGATGCCATTTGCTTCTAATGAAGAATTTGCAAGCTTTCTATCATTAAACGCAAAGGCTCTATACTGTCCAACAGCAGATAAATCTTCTGCTGCTATAACACTGGTTACAAATTTTTGACCATCAGTAGCCATAGTAATTACTCCCTTCCTTTTTTATTTAGCTGGTAATGTATACGGTCTATCAGCATATTTTTTAGCCAATTTAGCATCCTTCATCAAAATAAGTTTTTGAGCTTGTTCGTATTCAACATCAGGATGATTGACTAAATATTCAGTTGTTTTAAAATGAAGTTCTTCAGCAGGATCTTCAAAATCTTTAGGATTTTCATTACTGGCATTTGATTTAGCATCAAAAGTTTTTATCTGATTTTCAACAAATACTTTCAATGTTTCAATCTCTTCAATAGATGATTCATCCTTAAAAGATTTTTTATCAACTTGCCCAAAGAACAAATCCCTGTTTGCTGGCATAAGCTTTTTATCTTCTACCATCTTGTTGCAGAACTCTTTAAACTCCTTTACAGCAGAAGTAAATTTTTTCTGTAAAGCTGCTTGCTGTTCTGCTTTTATGTCTTTTTCCATTTCAATGATTTTATCAGCAAGTGTTTTTGCGTTTGCTGCATTTTTCTTCAATTCGTCATACTCTGCTTGTGTAATATCTACCATTTTCTCTTCTCCTTTTTTATTTGAGTAAGCACGTTTTAAAAGAAAAGTGCCTGTTTGCTTCATATAAGCAGTTAAACCAGCAAGATCTTTTACTGCTGGTAATTCACCACCAAGTAAAGCAGCAGCACTTAACGCTAACGGATATTTATTTCCATTTAAAGATTTATAATCAACCATTAGCTCAACGGATACACCTTGGAATAGCTTATTTTTAACAGCATCATAAACTATCCTTGGCATATCTATAATACTTGCCATTAATTTTTTGCCACTTCTCCAAATATTATTTATGGTGCCTAAAGCAACATCTACTTGACTTTCAGCATGTCCTAATTTAATGCGAGGCAAAAACTCTTTTTTCAATTCATTAAAAGCAGCAGTAATATTATCTAAATCATTAGTAGTAAATTTTTCTCCGTTCCATGTACCTTCTGAAAAAATTTCCATGTCAATTGAAAATTTTTCATCAGCATCTTTTTTTACTACACCCCATGCTTGCTTTGCTGCTTCTTTTTCATCATTTGTTTTCTTAAACACTGAATTAAACACATTAAGCCATTGCTGTGCTTTATCAGCACCAAGAGCTTTTACTTCTTCCGGCAATTCATCAATTTTGCTGTATGGCATTTTAAGCACTCCTTTACCTTGTAATTATATTCAATGGGTCTGTATGGTGGCATTTGTTGCAAAGTGAAAAGGCGGTAACATTCATCTTTGTTATATCATCTTTTAATATATTCCCCATGACACCTTTAGCGAAAGCATCTATGCAGCATCTTGTTATGTCTCCATTTGATAGTACTACTCCCTGTCCTTTACCTATCCATGGACAAGGGGAGGAATACATTGGATCAAACCAATCAACTTGCCCGGCCCAGTTATTCGGGCCAATAACAGGATCAATTGACGGTCTAAAAAGGATGTTTAATTCCATGAATATTCTTATTGTTTTTACTGCTTCTCTGTAATAACCATCATGTATTGTCACATCCATTGATGTAATACCGGCTTTTTTTAATTTTAATGCAAGCTCCCTTGTCATTAATCTACCGTTAGTATTGAGATGGATATGTTGAGACAATGGCAAAGTATTTCTTGCCAATTCAACAAACTCAATAAGATTTGAATGCAAGGTTGGTTCTCCAACACCAAATAGATTAAGTTCTTTTTGTGTACCCTGTCTTGCAAAATAAAGTACTTTTTCTAAAGCAGCTTCAAATACTTCCCTTTTCATATGCCCAACTTCTCTATACTTATGTTGATCTTTAGCAGGACAATAAGCACATTTATTATTGCATACAGAAGAAAGCTCTATGGTATTAATTGTTGACATCATCACCATTACACTATACCCCCTTTACACCCTTGATAGATCAAAACCAATTTTAGATAATCTACTTTTACCATTAATAGTGCCTTTTATCATTTCTTCATACTCAAAGGGAATGCCAAGAAAATCACATATTCTATTTACTTCTGCTCTTGGCCGCAAGCAAAGATCTTCAAAAGAAACTGCTATTATTTTATCTGGTTTATATTCTCTCATTGCCCAGTATACATTATAATTTGCATTATTCCAGTACACCTTATATTTGACATCTGAACTATTTTGCTTCGCATACATTGTAAACCGTCTTTGAATAAACACTATTTTAAACAGATCAATTAATTTTACAATATCTTCTTCTTCCCATTTTGGTTTACTTGTTATAAACTGCTCATATGGAATTTTGTTACCCCAAATAAGCTTTGTCTTTTTTGCTTTGTCTTGCCATGATATAATTGCTTTTCTTACATCATGTTTATATCTAAAATACTCATAATCAACGCAACAAGCTGAATTATGGCTAATTAAACCATGAAGTAAAGACGTGCCTGATACAGAACACCCAGTTATTAAGAAACTATCCTTTGATGGCATGTGTCACACAAAGAATATCGTTTTATTTCTTGGTCAAATATATCATCGTCAAACACACTACCAAACACACCAAAATTTTTATAATCATAGCAACATGGAGTAATAAAACCTTCTTTTAAAACATAGCCTCTACCTTCAAGCAATGGGTGACAAATAATATTTATGCGTACATCAATAGAGTTTTCTTCTTCTAATTGACCAGCCCAGTTATGAGAATCAATTACAGGAGAAGCATTAAAAACGGAAGGGATATCTACCTTACGTATAATATCTATGGCCCTTCTCGCATGATAAGGACTATGGGGAGAGATATCCAATTGACTTAAACCAACTTCCTTCAAAGCCTTAACTTTATCTTCTGTAAAGCCAACTGTTGCATTGGTAGATATCCCAACCATCCGACCATCACCAACAACAGCACGTACAGCAGCAATTCTACGCACTAAATCAGGATCTAAAAAACTTTCGCCATTGCCGTTCATATTTACTTCTTTTTGTGTGCCTCTATCACACAAGGTTTTAAGTACCTCTAATGTAGCAGTAAATACCGCTTCATGCATAATACCTATCTCTCTACATTCTTCAAGCTGCAATAACCTGTTAATGCAATACTTGCAAGCAAGATTACAATTATTAACAAGCTCTATTGTAGTAATTGTATTTAGCTTCAATCTTTGTCTACCCCCTTACGATTGTAAAATTCTTCTCTTGCTTCAGCAAGCCTTTTGGATATGTACCTTATATTATCCCTTTTAAAATCAATCATACATTTTGGGCACTGCATTCTTCCATCGTCGCTATAAAGATCATGAAAATGATCTAAGTGCATTACCCAAAGTAGTCTTCTCAATTCCCTTATTTCACCTAAACAACTTCTGACTTGAGGCATTGGATTGTCTTTCTGGAAGCAATTTTCGCATTTCACTACATCACCAATTCTGAAACTAAGTGACCCTGATATATCTTTACCACATTTACTACATTTTTCTTTATCAGGCATTTTAATAAAAACCTTTTTGGGGTTTAATTGATGGTGTTGTGCTTTCTTTACCATCCCAGTTATCTACTACTGTCACTGGTATACATATACTTCTGCATGAATGATGATTTGGTGGATAATACGCACCAAAGTCTTTCATGATTCTACCATGGAGAGATTGACAAATAGCAGTTGTTCTATCATCCATTACAGCACTATATTCTAAAGCAAGAACAAAGCCTTTTAATTCAGGATCATTAAAAGCAGCTAATCTTGCTTGGTTCATTGCATCAGAGTTAGCAGTTCTTACCATGTTTTCAATTCTCGCAGGAATATTAATAGCTCTCCTGATCTCTTTACCATCTCTTATAAAATACTCATACTCTGGTAGATAGCTTGCTAATCCACCATCCAATAATCTATTTACTGCTTGTGTTGGTGTATAATCATACCGGATACCATTTTCAAGATGCTGCAAAACTTCACCAAGTAGCTTTGTACCTAACCATCCACCAAGGCGCATAGCAATTGAAGAAAGAAATTTTTCTCTTTGTAATTTGTCCATTGCTGATGGTAGAATCTTTGCAAATTTCTTCTTGGGTATTTCTTTCTTTGCGTAACTATAGTGCTTATTTAAACTATCGGTAGTATGTTGCCTAATTACTTTTTTCAATTTTGATTCGAGCGTAGATGGAAATTTAATTGATTCAAGTTCTTTTGGTTTAACATATCCTAATGATCTCTCACCGGCTAATTTTGCTATCTGTGATTCAAAGTTAAATCGTACGTCTGCCAATATGTCAGCTACATCTTGCCCAAAGGCTTTATCTACTGTAGTTAAAGTATTTTCAAGACGTTTAAAATTTACTCTTCTCAACCAAGGCTTTTCTTTAAACTCACTTTTTATAAAACCAATATCTTCTTCTGGTTGATCCAATAACCAGTCAAGATTATCCATACCTATATCTTCAGGTTGATCTTCAATGTTTTCTTCTTCACTTTTTTCAGGAAAGCCCATTAGATTTCTAATATATGTTTCATCGTTCTTTGACTTTGTAACACTGCCACCTTTAATAAGGTCTGTCCATTGTTTAGCAAGTTCTCCTTTCATGTCTTTTGTCATAGGATCAAATCTAAATCGTGGATAATCTTCTGTTGCAAAGTTCCATAGAGCAAGCTCTGAAAACATTTGCTCATTTAATACTTCTGCTAATCTATCTGCTTCATAGTCAAGGATAGATAAAAAAGCATCAAATTGTGTTTTGCTTTGTGCATAACTACCGGTACTACCTTGCTCTGACAATCCCAGTAAATTAGGTACAAGTATGCTTTTTGCTATTGCTTTATCATCTTGAACTAATGCCTTCTCGTATGCATCTGTCCTAATAGCATCAAACTTTTCAAGCTTAATATTATCTGGCACCCATGCAGAAGATCTTGCTGTGACATTGTTCAAAAAATTTTCTAAAAGATTTTGCTGTGCTGAATTTATATTACCGGAAACAACTGCATATATAAAACCAGTAGCATGTCTTTCAAGATGGATGTTTCTAAATTTGATAGTTATATCTTTACTCCAATATGGTCTATATGCTGCTTTCAAATCACTTTCACCATAAAGATGATCCATATCAGGTTGGTAAACATGATGTATTACTCTATCCATATTTATTTCAACTTCTTCTGTGCCTTGCTCCTGCAATAGTTTTTCCACCCTGCCACAAGCATCAGTAACAAAAGTAAATGTATGAAAAGGCAATTTGCGAAAGTCAATTACTCCCCAGTATGGCTTAGAGTCAAACATGATATTACCATAGTGCTTTTCAGTTATTGAAAAACCGTTAATTAATGAAGACAAAATAATTATCAGCTTATCTTTAAATGATCCTTTTACTTGCTCCAACATCGTAGAGAAAAAATCACTTATTTCACCATGCATAGGATTTTCTTCATCTACATCAAAAAACCACCCCCTTGAAATAACAGAATACTGCTTAAACCTCATTACTGCTTTTACTTGATCATCACACATCATTCTTCTGTAGATATCACTTCCTTTATTTACAAGGAGAATATCCTCATTGTATGGCTTAAAATTTTTATCTGTGTAAATCTTTGAATAAGCCCAACCAACAGGAGAAGCAATATTTTCTACTGGTGGCTTTACTTCTTTTGACTTAAACATTTTAAGTATGCTCATGCTGTTTCCATCCTGTTTCCTAATCCAAAATTCTCCCACCGTATGCTCCTCTTGTTCATGTACCTTAGAAAACAAGAAAGCATGTCTACTTGATCTTTATAGGTAGAATTTGGAAAGAATTTGATTTCTTGTTCAAACTCAAATAACCAATCAGCTTCTTCAGGCAAATAACATAAACCTGATTCAATTGTTGGTGATTCAGATGATAACCTTTCCAGCTTATCTCCTTCCGGTTCATAAGGGATAACCGGTAAACCACTTAACTCCTGAATAAGCGAAGAACCAGTTGATTTATCTTCTATTATAATTGTGTTTGGCCTCCATATGCTCCACAATTCTTTTACTTTTCTTTTCCCGGTTGGATAGTTCATCCAATCCCTGTAAACATGTGCAAGGTAGTAATGAGTATATGTAATCAACCATGTACCACATACCCATGGATCATTTAATATTTCATTTGTCTTCTGTGCTGTATCCCATACCTGAATAACCATAGTAATTTCTTTTGCATCTGGTAATGTCTTATATCTTCTAAACCAATCAATATGCACTAACCCACCTTCAAGCGGTGTAGGTGTTTGAAGATATTGCGCTGAATAGCCATAAGATCCAAGTTTAACTTTAGCAGTGTCTAATTCTTCTTTACCTTCTCTTTCAGGATGAAGTACTTCATCCTTTTCAAATACCTTTGTGTATTTACCGATGTTATAAATTCTTCTCTTGTCAGATTCAGCAGGAATAACTAACCGTGTCCATTCTTCTTGTGTTAGGGCATGGCCACAAGGGTCATCTTCATGTAATCTTTGCATAATGATTATAATAACACCGGTTTTCTTATCATTAAGTCTTGTAGAAAATGATTGATCATAGTACCTGTTTGCTACATGCCTATGTTGATCTGAATAGGATCTTTCAGGATCAATCAAATCATCAGCTATCAAAAAGTTACCGCCTAATCCAATAGTACTTGCACCTACTGATGTAGCTATTCTATGCCCACCTTTCAGGGTAGTAAATTTTCTTTTCTCTGCTTGACCAGACCTTATCTTTGCAGCAGTAAAAATAGCCTTGTACCATTTGCTTTGCATAACTGTCCTGCAAGAAACGCTGTGCTCTAAAGCAAGTGCTTTACTATGACTTGCACATAAGAATTGTTCAGATGGATTATGACCCAACACAAAGGCAGGAAAGGCTATTGAAACCAAAGTACTTTTCATATATCTTGGGGGTATGTTTATTTGTAATCTAAGTATTTCTCTTTTCCAACATGCCATTAGATGTTCACTAATAGCATCTATGTGCCAATTATGCAGATACTTAGTAGCAGGATTTAGAGTATAAAATACTTTTCTAAAAAAGGTAGGGAAATGATCTTTTGTTTTTTGCTGTTCTTCCGGTGTGTCATAATGCATATGAGAGAATACAGATAGGATATCTCTTTTAGGGATATTGTCAATTAAAGCATTAACAAAGTTTTGCGCTTGCGGTGTTATCATAGTATTAGATTTACATATCTTGCTGTTTTACTATATACTGTGTTATTGCTTCTAACACTTGATCTTGAAATTCTTTAGGCAATGCGTTTATTAATGCGTCTGCAATTTCTTTCGTTAACCCTATATCTACTTTATCATGGTACATTGCTTTATAGCGCATAAGCATATTCAAAAAATGCTGCTTGCTGTGCAGCTTATATCCACCATACCTATTAACTTCTTTAATGCATGCACTAAGCTCCCTTGGTAATTCATGTATAGGGAGTAATTGACCATATTCATCATAAAATTTTCTATAATCAACAAAAGCAAGTCTTGCTATTTCTTCCAGCAAACGTTCAGCAGAATTAGCTTTATGCACATGGAGCATGCGACTAATTCTTCTCATAGCCATTTTAGCTTTTGGTGTTTTTACTATGTTCTGTATTCTTATTGGTATGAAGCTTGGATCTTTACTTCTAAAACCAGCAGCTTCCCATGCAGCTTCTTTATTAAGGGTTAAACAATAAGTATAAATATATCTCTTCCATGTCGCTCTAAACTTCTCTCCTGTCTCATATGTGATCTTTTCAAATACTTCTTCAATGTGCGGTGGAATATCTTTTTGCATATACTTCTTCAATGTGCGGTGGAATATCTTTTTGCATATACTTCTTCAATGTGCGGTGGAATATCTTTTTGCATATACTTCTTCAATGTGCGGTGGAATATCTTTTTGCATATACTTCCCTTTTACTTTTCCAAATATCAGCCC